GAAGAAACGGGCGGAATGCACGGCGTGATGGTGCCGTTTTTAATCACCTTCCGGACGGATGAGAACAATCCGTACAACGTGAGGGCGTGATATGTTCAAAGCTCGAATCGACGCAGGACAAGCAAAGGCACTGATTGACGCGACTACGAAAGCAGGCAGGAGCTTCGGAAAGGAATTGTCAGCGGCGATTAACGACGTTTCTCGAAAAACAAAAGTAAAAGTTGGCAAGGACATCCGGGCAGTTGTTGCAATCAAAACAGCCGAAGCGAAAAAGCCGATCAGCATTCAGGGGAAGGCATCCGCTCAAAATCTACAAGTGATGGTCAGGCTGAAAAAGACAGACCGATTAGGGCTTCGACACTTCGGGGCACGCCAGACGAAAAAAGGAGTCAGCTACAAGATCAGCAAGAAGGGCGGCCGGACATTCGTTGCGGGTGCGTTTCAGGGACCGACGCCAAAGGCAATAAAAATGAGTTGGCGGGGAAACGTGTTTAAGCGTGTCGGAAAATCACGGTTGCCTATCGTGCAAATCAAGGGCGTGTCAGCTTTTGGGGCATACGTAAAAAACAATCTCGAAAAGCCTGGAAGGGCAGAAGTTGCTGCTGAACTGTTCAAGCAGGTAGAACGCCGAATTAAACTCAACGTACTGCGAGCGAATGGGCTCGTGTCAACATAGAACATAGGAAGCCGATCAGATGCCACTACTAAGACGCCGAAGCGTATTTGCTGCAAAAACAGAATCCACGATTGGAACTGCTGAAACTCTAACGGCTGCTGAAGGCGTGTATCTGGCTCGTGACTTTAAGATCACGCCCAATATTTCCATGACTCGCCGAGAGGGGCAGGGCGGTTTTAACTATGACGAATCGGTTCCCGAAGGAATGATGGGCACCTGCGTGATGACGCACGAGCTCACGTATGACGGCACAAGCATTCCAAATTGGGCGGCGGTGCTTTTGCCTGCCTGTGGATTTGTTGACACAGCGGGCGTGTTTTCTCCAGTGTCGCAAGGCCCCGGAAGCGGTGGCGTTAAGACGATCACAATCGGACAATACACAGACGGCAAGCTCAAGCGATTATCTGGAGCAATGGGCAGTTTTGTCATCACGTTTCCAACAGGTAAGGCGGCAATGATCGTCTTCACGTTTACCGGTAAATATTTTGAAAACGAAACCGATGCGACAATTCTCGCCCCGACTTATCCAACGACGCTGCCTCTGAGATTCGCGGATGGGACGCTGACCTGGAATTCAGTAGCACTCTGCACGGCTTCCGTTACGGTCGACGCTGGCAATTCCGTTATCATGAGGGAATGCGTTGAGAGCGGAAACCGTACCGGCTATAAGTCGGCACTGATCACAAACCGGATACCAATTATTACGGCGGATCCGGAAGCTGTTTTGGTGGCAACGCAGGATCGTGACGCACTGTGGCTGGAGTCGACAACCGCAGCGTGGGCATTGACGATGAACGACACTGGCACTTCAACGGTTGTGTTTGATGCTCCGGCAGCTCAGCTTGAAAATAAACAGCAGGGCGACCGCAGCGATATGGTTACTGACGACCTGACATGGCTTGCCACAAAAGACACAACGCCAGACGGCGAACTCACAATCACATTCAACGCGACTCCATAACGTATGCCATTATTTCTTGAGCCTGATCAGAAGTATCCTATCGTTCTCGACGTGGACACGGATAAGCCAACGGAAACTCAGCCGACTTTCTTTGCGCGATCGCAGTCGATGCGAGGACAGCAGAAGATCGGCGAGACGCTTGACATGTGGACAGACAACCCAGACCTGAGCGTTTCCGATTTATTCAATGCGACGATTGACGCTCTGGATGGAGTGCTAGTGAGTTGGAAGAATATGGGCGACAAGGAATTCAGCCGCGAAGCTGTACGGGACGTTCTAACCTATACCGAGGCTCGTGAACTGCTCCGGAAGGTTATGTACAATCAACACATCACGCCAGACGAAAAAAAAAGTACAGAGTAGCGGCACTAATTCGCGGGGGGATGATCTGCCGGTCATGCACTCGCGGTCAGTGCAGAAGTCTAAGCACAGCGGAAAGACGGATAGAAATTGAATGCCCTTCGTGTGACGCGGAGGGGTGTGAAGAATGCACTGAAGGCGTCTTCGACCTGGATGGCTGCCCTAATGCGTTTTGTTCACAGGTTGTAACGTCCATTGATATGATTGATCTGTTTGAAAAGGGGCTGCCGCCAATTACTGGCGGTGTTCTTGACCAGTCAGCTAGTTTCATAGCGGCGGCATCATTTTTCCAGAGTGAAGAGAGCAAGGTCCGGAATGAGCGAATCGATCGACATTCTTATTAAGGCTGACGATCAGGCGTCAAAGGCATTTGCGGACGTTTCCGGCAATCTCGACAAGTCGATGAAGCGGGCCGCTCAAATCATCAAGTCACTGGAAGAGCCAACAGATCGATATCTAAGGCAGCTTGATGAGCTGAAACAGCTACATGCCGATGGGGCGTTATCGGCTGAACAGTTCGCTGATGCTGAAGCGAAGTTGGCCGCGAAGATGACAAAGGTGGCCGATGATATGGTAGCCGCCAATAGCAAAATTGAGGCATCTACCACTAGCGCAGCCGACGCTGTCGGTAAGTTCAAAGACACCGGGAAAACCACGAAGTCAGTATCTGAATTCGCTGGCGTTCTGGCGACACTGACGGGCAATTCAGAACTGGCTGGGTTCGCGGGCCAGATGGCGGGAGCAACTGAAAAAATCAGTCAGTTCTCTGAGGTGTCAAAGTCTGGTAAGGCGGGGGCTTTGGGTTTTCAGTTGGGACTTGTTGCCCTCGCTGCCGGTGCTGGTTTTGCTGTCGGTACAATGATTGCAAATATTGTCTGGCAAACCGAGAAGTTCAACCGTGAAGCAGAGGCCGCGAAGAACCTGGCAAAAGAGTTGGATGATCAGTTAAAGCAACTGGCTCAGAATACGTTTTCAGAGGGGCGGGCGGATATTGAGCTGATCCGAAACCCGGAGGAAAAGCGGGCAGCGTATCGGGAGCTGTTCAGCACCTTACAGAATGACATAGCGCAGGCTGCGGCTGTTGCAAATAAGAGTAAGGCAGACGCGGAAGAGTGGGCGGACGCCTGGCAGATTACCGGCAATCGAAAACAATATGCAGAAGATGCAAAAAATCAGGCAGAGTCCGACAGAGAGCGAGTGAACGCACTAAAAGAGCAAGCATCTGAGGTTGGGAAACTGATCGGGCAGCGGGCTATTGAAAATGAACAGATCCGGGCGGCAAACGACGCTAAGGATAAGTCGTCCGATTATCTCGATACGCTTCGGCAGGAAGTAGAATATCTCAAGGCGACAAGGGAAGAGCAAGTCAAGTTAGATGCCGCTCGCAACACGACAGCGGAAGATCGCGGGGAAGCGGAACGACTGCTGAAGGAGCGCGACGCGATTGTCGCCAAAGTGGAAGCTGAGAAGGAACTGGAGCGAACTCGAATCAGGGCAGAGGAAAACGCAGCCAAGGCGGCGATTAAGGCTCAGGAAGAGATCGAGAAGGCACGGCTAAAAACAATCGACGAAGCACTGCGGGCAGCTAAGAAGCTACAAGAGGACGCTGAAAACGAACAGCAGCGAATCAAGGATATAATAGCATCGGAGCAGGAGCGGAATGAACTTCAGCGGATCGAGATCGAGCAAGGCAAGGAAGCCGCAAAGGCTCAGGAGTTAATGAACAAAGGCGTCGACGAAGCGACAGCCAAAAAACTCGCAGCAGACGCAGCGGCGGTTGAAAAACTGAAACAGCCAGCGGCAAAACCAGAAAAAGAAATGAAAGCTCCAGGCGTAGCTCCAGCACTGACGGCGATGACAAGTCGCCTACTTTCGCGAGGCCCACAAAACAAACAGGACGTATTTGAACGTATCCTGCAAGCTCAACACAAGACGAACGAGACAGCTAAGCAGTCACATTCTACTCAGGAAGCAGCTAACGCAAAGCTGGATGGTATCGAGAAAAACACGGACAAAGTCACTCTAGTCTGGATGCCGGAATAACACATGGCAGTTATTGACGTTACAAAAATGTGGAGCAAAACAGGCGGGGCGTTGTCGTCGGAAAACGCCGATCCGTTGGAACAAGCGTGGACGGTAACCGAGGGGTATCAAGTGCTCGCCGGAATCGGCGATAGTGTCGACGTGATTGTTGCGGCAACGGGAATGCCACTGATTGGCAGCAAACACCCGACAGGACTTGAGGCATATTGCAAATCCGTGTCCCCACAACAGATCAGCCCTATATTCTGGCAGGTGCTGATTGGATATGAAGGCGAGGCTATCGATTCATCAATTAAGGTTAAGTGGACTGACGCCGCAACTACCGAGCCCATTGACCGCGACTGGAATGGAACTGCAATTGTCACCGCAAACGGCGAGCAGGTTGACGGGCTTTCTACAGACATCGTCGACCAAGTGGTTATTATCAAGCGCAAGTTTGCAACGATCAACACTGCTACAATAGCTCAATACCGTCGTTCTACGAATTCTGATTTCTATCTAGGCTGGGCACCGGGGACAGCCAGGCTCATTGGATGGGAGGCTGATAATATTTTCAATTACAATGCCGCTCAGGAACTCTGGGATGTAACGGCGCGTATTCAGTTTCGCGAACCATATGCAAACACAACAGCAGCCCAGGCGTGGTACTTGAGGTGGCGTCACGAAGGACTGCTCGTTAATAGAGGCGGCGTCATCGGGCGAGCGCAAGATGGTTTAGGGCAGGAAGTCACGAAGCCAGTATTGTTGAAGCTCAACGGCGAAGAAGAAACGAACGCAAACAACGCAGAATTCATTCACACACAAGTTAAAGGCTCCTTGCCTTACTCTGGCTTAGGATTAATCTAAAATGGCAAGCACAACAGTCGAAACGCTCATGGTCACGGAATCGATGGCCATTAAAGACACCGGCATATCGTCACAGACGCGGGCGTCGATTCTGAAGCAGGATGCTAACGCTATTTTTCCCGTGGGGCTTGAATCGCTTCGCGTGTGGAACGCATACCAGACAAATCTGCCGGGCACTGCGGCGACGGACGATCTGGCATTGATCGGCGGGACATTCGGCACGGCCCCACCAACGATCTCAGCGGGCGATCTGAAAGCGGCAGGAGCAACGACACGATACGCACGATTCCAGATGCAACTGCCGGAGTGTTATGACGC